CGTTCCATTCTCTTCATTCATTGCCAATCGCCTTCTTAACTTTCAGATAGTGGAAAAGCCATATCGAGACGACTGCCACGATCAGGATTATCAAATAGACCATAGTCGCCCATTTGCTGCTGAACCAAGCCAATACGACTTCCCATCCCTCAGAGAGCCCATATCCGAACACAAAGCACGCTATGCCTATAATGGCAAAAGCCGCAACCAATGAGATTGCGATTACCTTTGCTTTGGAGACTTTCCTCTCCTTTTTGAATGGATTGCCCTTATTCATAAGCCTGCTGCCTTTTCGTCGCCCCGTCCTTCTTGGCCTGCGCTTCGAGCGACTGCTTCCATTCGCCCTTCTTGGATAGGCCGTTGTCGTCCATAGCCTTCTTGGCGATTTCGTAGCGCTCCTTGACGTAGGCCGCGTCGATGTTGCTCTCGATGGCCGCCGCGAGTATGCCCGCTCCAGCATAGATTAGGAGGAAGGCAGCATCGTAGGCGATTGAGGAGAGGAGATAGAACACGAAGCCCCACATTAGGAATGCGACCCCAACTGAGTAATAAGGGCCGATTTTCTTCATCGTGTCGCTATCCTTCTTGGCGATTGCCAGCACGGATAGGAGCGTGGTTACGATTGCCATGCCCAATCCGAAGCCGATGGAGACGTGGTTCTGCGATGTCTTGTCGCCGAACCATTCGCTCCAATTAACACCAGCCTCTGCCCCTAATGGGATAGCGACGGATGCATACGGCGCAGACTTCAGCGAGTAATGGATGTTGCGCCATTTCTTGTATTCCTTGACGGAAGCGTATTCGGCCTTCTTGGTTTTCTTTTCCTTGCCAGCCATGCTATTCGCCTCCGTTGATAATGTTGGAAATCTTCTCGTAAGCGCCGGACTTGATTAGGTCTGGATCGTTCTTGCAAAGCTCTAGGAATGCGGACTTGAGGTTGGAGAAGTCGTTAAGCAACTTCTCATTGGCTTCGGTGCTTTCCTCAAGAGCCTTGGTGGCGGCTACCAATTTGGCGCTGACTTCATCGTAGTCAACCTTCAGACAATCGACCTTATCGGACAGTTTCTTGTAAGCCTCGTCTGCGCTCCCGCTGATTTGGCTTGCCTTAACAACGTTGACGTCGGTGCGGTCGGCTAGGGAGAAAGTCTTCTTGATGAGACCTCTCTGCGATAGTTTGTCGATGAGGCAGAATGCCGCATAGCCTATGGTGACGACGGATGCGAGGATGGCGAATGTCTGCGTCTTCTTGAAGTCGCTTACCTTGGTGCTGATCTGCTTGCTTAGATCATCAATTTGGTCTTCGAGTTCCTTAACCGCGTCGGCGCTGGAAATGGCTTCCTCAGATGTAAAGCCAGAGGACGTTTCCTCAACGGAAGAAAAGGCTTCGGTGGAAACCTCTTCCTCCGCTTTGACGGTGAGGGTAGTTGAACTTGCCAACGCGGATGGGACAGCAATCCCCACAAGCCCAATGCCCATTAGAAACCAAACTTTCTTTTTCATGTTTGTTCTCCTTAATTAGAGCCGTTGGATAACCTAAGATAACTATAAGTTATTTCAATGCTTGGTAACACACTATTTTTATCGTTTTGGCTCATGAAAGCCAATTCGAAGTACCTTTGAGCGCCGAAGAAGCGCTTGATGGTGTAGGACTTCGGGACTGTGTTCTTGCCGAAGTTAGTGTCCACGAACGAGAAACTGAATAGGTCGTATTCCAGCGTTCCCTTAGGGAATGGCACTTCCTTTCCAGTGTCTTTGCTCATTGACTGGTTGGAGATGTAGGCGACGCGCAGATCGTTCGGCAAGTTGGATCCGTTGATGACATCGACCTTGTAAATCGACTTGTCGTAGTTTGCCGTTTCCGCAAGCAACGCGCCGGTCTTGAAGTAGGAGAAGATTGGGGTGTACTTAACCAGTTCGCCTTTGACATCGGCTTGGTTTTCTTTGTACATCCTCGCCACGAACATTTGGCCATTGATGCCTTTGAGGCGAAATTCTCCATTGGCGACCGAGAGGATGTCGTATTCCCCGCACAGCCTTCTTGCGAGGCCAGCGCTGGAGACTTTATCCATCTCGACCCTATTTCCGATGGCGTCGTAGACCTCATATTCGGCGTAGTTGCCTTCGGAGGCTTCGGTCTGGACTAGGTGCAGTGACTTGTAGTTCTCGTAGCAATCAAGCAGCTTCTTGTCGTCTCCTAAGTCGATGATGTCCCTTTCCCCAGCCCTTGATAGGTAATAGGAAGAAGAGCCATTGAGTTCCTTCAATAGGTAAGCGAAGGAAGCGTCGGCTTTGACCGCTAGGTTATGCCCTTCTACGTGCAAGCCCATGCCCTCTCCGATTTGGCAAAGCATCTCGTAGAAATTGTCGCTTGCCCTGTCGTGGGAGATGTGGCGGTATTTCCAGGTCTCATCAATCTTGGATGTGATCGCGGCGCTTGTGACGATTGAGCCGTTGGCGCCGACGGTTACGTTCATGACGTCGTAGGTGTCTTTGTTTAGGAAGAGCCTTTCGGAATCGGAGTATTTGCCATCGGTTATCTTGTAGAATGAGCCATCTCCAGTGCCATAGAACACAGAGCCGTCGGTATCCTCGAAGAATGCGGAGGCTTTTGTTGCGTCAACAGGCCACCACTCATACTGCCTGCTCTCGCTGGATTTGCTGTCGCGGTGGGCTACGTACATCTTCTCATCGGTGGATAGGAAGCAATATGCCCCAGCCGTGAAGAGCAAGGCATTCGATATGTCTTTGCCTTTGAATTCCGCGTCGATGTAGAGGGAGCGGGAGTTGGCTTGCCTTTGGCTATCTCCGACGATGCCCTCAAGGTCTAAGCCAACGACATTGTTCTCGTTGGAGACGAACATCGTGTCGCCGTTGAAGTTGACGATTGACTTTGGGGAGACGCCGGCGATCGGGGAGTTCGACATCGCGGTTGCATATTCCTCTTGCGAGAGGGTACTTCCGTCGATGGAATCCCTGACGTTTCCGCTTGCGTCGATGGAGGCGACGATGGTTGGGGTTCGGAAATAGATGGTGCGCTCCTTGCCGGACTTAGCCTTCAATACCAACAGCTTGCTGTCGGAGACGACATCGTATCCGATGACCGCGTTCTCGCTCTCGCCGTATTTGGCTTGCGACACGTCTGGGAAGTAAGAATAATCGCCCTCGGAAGTGCGGATGTCGTCCTCATCGTCCTTGATGCGGTTGTTCCAGTTCGGCTCTTCGGAATGGATGTCGTAGTTCGGCTTCTCTGGATTGCCGGACAGGAATAGGCGGTTGAGGGAGTTGTTGTGTCCGAAGCGAATGCCAAAATGGCACTTGTTGACCATATCCGAGGACTTAGCGTCATAGCAAGGGAACTTGACGATGATGTTGCTTTCTCCGCTCACAGGCGGGATGAAGTCGCGGAATAGGACTACGGTTCCAGCCTGGGACTTGTCGCCGACGTTGTTGAGGTATCCGTAGATGGACACGCCTCCGCCTCCTCCGTAGGCATCGTTGAGCGTTCCTGTGAGTTGGATGACGCCATTGGAGAGCCTGACGTACTCGGACGGGACTAGGGCATAGGTGCCAGATGCCAACTTCACTTCCTCGCTTCCGACTTTATAGGTCTTGTCATAAGGGAGTTTGTAAGGCTTGAGGTCAACGGTCTTGGTTCCTTCTGCGGAATATTCGACGTTCGGGATTACGCGGATGCCGTACTCAAGGTAGACGCTGCTATCGAATACGGATGCGACTCTGACCGTGTAGTTTCCCTCTTTGGTTAAGGCCGTGCCTGGGATCGGGTTGATGTTAAGCAAGGAGGAAGCGCCGGCTAGGTCGAATTTAACCTTGTCGATGTCGCCGTTCGCGTCCTTGTATCCGATGAAGACGTTTGACTTATCGGTGCTGTCAGCGAACTTCTCGCCGATTTTGTATGTGGTTTTAAAGGAGGAATTGTAGCCGTTCTCGTTAATTGCTTTGCCCGAGGAGATGTAGGCGATGTTCGCAATGGCGATGACGGAAACATAGGCGCTGACCGATACTGCTTCGCCAGTGAATTCCTGCACCGCCGATAGGGTGACTTCAACGGAGAGCCTGTTCGCGGTCATGCTCGGCATTTCGAGAGCCGTTCCATCGAAGCGTTTCACGTCTTCGTTGCTGGAAGAAGGCTTAAAGGTAGTCTTAGTCGCCTCCGTTCCATAGGAGTAGACGCTGGCGTAATCGAGGTCTCCGTCCTTGTCGTAGTAGGTGACCTTGACCTTAGTCCTTCTTAGATCGATGCCGTCCTTGCCTTTGTTGATTGCGGTCTTCAGTTCGCCATAGTCGGAGATGGATACCGCCTTGGTGCTTGGGTTTGCCATTGGGTAAGAGACGGAGACGGAAGCATCTTGGCAAGAGTTGTCGATGAACTCAATGGCAACCTTGCCGTCCTTATAGGAGAATGGGGAGTTGCCATCGTTGGGGTTGATGTAGGACGAGGAATTGCGGATGGTGTAGTTATGCCAATTCGGAACGCTGGCTCCCGATGCGTAGGTTGCGGTGAAGCCAAATGCGTAATCGCTGGGCTTTCTTCCCTTGGTGATTTCCATATTGGGGTTCTGCGCCGACAAAGCGGCGATGTAGTCCCTATTGGCGGAGATGGAGTAGCGCCCGCTTCCCTTCCTTCCATTATCGTCGACGTAATCGAAGTAGATGTAGTCGGATTTTGATACGATGATGCCACTATTTAGGACTTCGGTCTTATCTGCGTCGGCATAGAAAGAGAAGTGCTCATAGTCGGCGGTGACGGACTTCGAGCTTCCATCGTTGTAGTGGATGGTGAAGTTGATGCTGGGGAGCGCAAATGGCTTGAGCCATGTGTCATAGTAGTTCTCGGTATCGGCCTTATCGGGGACGATGGAGGAGATGGCGAGCGGAATGCAAACGACGGAATAGGAGTTGGAGAACGTGTCGCCAAGGAACTCGGTTGAGAACGTGACGACGTAGTTTGCGGTGATTTCCGTGTTGATGCTTGGGGAGATCGTCACCTCGCATTTGTCGGTGACTTCCTCGTTGTATCCCAATTTCTCGACGGTGGACTTGATGTATGCCTTGACCTTAGAGTAGTCGATGGTCTTTACGTCTTCGGAGAAAAACACCCTCTTCGGCGCATTATCGGTGTCTAGGTCTAGGTAAACCCCTTCGAGAGGGTCTTGCTTGACCGAGATTTGGTACGAGCCATAGACGGTCTCTTTGCCATTATCGAAAGCGATGTATATCCTATCGGTCTTCGCGACGATGGAACTGGGGGTTAGGCGGACTTGCCTTGCGCTGTCGTTGTAATAGGAAATCCTTTCATCGGCCGGGCTTACTTCCTCGCTTTTCCCATTCGCGTAGGTCAGGATGAACTTTATGGATGTCGGGACTTGGAATGCGGTGCGCCAGGTATTGTAATAATCCGACTTGTCGTCAAGCCCGCTTGCGGAGATGGAGAAGGAGTTCTTCCTAACAATCTGCGTATAGGACGCGGAATAGGAGACGCCGCGATACTCATAGGTTACGGTGACTTCGTAATCGACGTCGGCATAGCCTTGGAATTCAGGCTCGATGCTGTAATTGAAGCTATGCTCATCGCAATCGTGCTCGAAGCCGGAGACATCGGAAACCAATTTCCCCGATAGGTCTTTGATCGGAAAAGACGAGGCGTCGTAATCGACGTAAATGGTCTTTGGCTGGAGCGAGGTATCGAGTTCGAGCTTAACGTTCGTCCTCAAGTCGGAAGTCCATTTGAGCGGATAGGTAATTCCTAGGCTTCCGTCCATCAAGTTGATGTCTGGCGTGAACGCTACGAAGAAATGGTCATCGCCTTGCCCAATGGTCTTGCCGTCCGCTGGTTCGCTGTCGCCTTCTTCGTCGATGACGGAATAGGTGAGCCTTGGGTCGGTCGCCTCAATGGTCTCCGAAGCGCCGCTCCTGTATTTTATTTTGAACGATAGGGAAGTCGGGATTTGGAACTTTGAGACGTAGGTGTCGTAATAGACGGAGGTATCCTCTCCAAAGACCTCGATGGAGGATGGCCCCTCCTTCATCGCTTGGATGCCATAAGGAGTAGATCCATATGATTTGAATGTTCTGGAAATTCCTCCAAGCAAGTCGGTGGAGACTATAAATCCGTATAATTTATCCTTATAGCCAGCGAATTCTCCTTCCAAAGATAGGGCGTATTCGCCTTTGCCCATCTTGTATTCGTCAGTGCCTGCGAATAGCGAAAACTCGGTGGTGACTAAGGAATCTAGGTCGATGGCGTTATCCTTCTTGGTAACGTATTTTACGAAATATGGGTGAGGGGAATCTGAGGAGGAATCTAATTTTAAAGCATCGGGTTTCAGCGAGCAATCATATGATTTCTCCCAAATGTTTCTCCCCCAGTTATCTTCGATGGTCTCGGTCACGGAGATGCCGCCGATGAAGTTTTCGATCGTCGCTTTTGGCTTGGAATAACTGACGGTCGACCCATGAAATATTGCGCTTGCGAAGTTAGGAATCGTATTGCCGTCATCGCCGATCCAAGAGACCGTTTGATTGTCGATATGGCTTTCGCCGCTGACGGTTTTTAGGTCTTCGCCTCCGCTGAACTCGGTCTGCGGAGCGGTCTCAACGACGTGGTCGGCTACGTCAAAATTGCACTTGGCATATTTTAGGGTGATGGTATTGCTTGAATATACAAACCCGAAACTATCGGGGTAAACAGCGGTTAATTTTACGGTATTGTCGCCTTCGTTTACTTCGTATAATAATCTAAGTTTATCATCGTCTTTTAGGTATTTTTTTGAAGTCGAGTTATCGGAATAGGTGACGGTGGCATAGACATTGGGCTTGAAGCCGCCGATGCCATTGTCGCCTCCTTTATATATTTCAGTGCCCTCAAAGGGAGCGTCGTATACGTTGCAATATGTTGCGGTGGTTTTTCCAGAGAAGCCCAATACGACTTTGGTGACTCGCTTTACAGTTTCCATTTGCTTTACTCCTTGATTGTCCCAGTTGCGGAAATCTCTATCGTCATTCCATACATATCGTCAGCTTCCTTGCCCTCCCTCGGTACTATCGGGGCGTCGAGCGTATATTCGTAGAAGGTTGTCTTATTCGCATCGTCCTCAGACTTGCCGACGCCGCTTAGGAGCAGGTTCTGGCGGAATGCCGACATGAGGTTTGGGTAATCAAGACCATGCCTAACGCCGGCTTTGGCGTTCTTATAGGTGATGCCGATGGTGGTCGTCGGGACGAAGGCATAGTCGGAATACGCGACCTGCTCGTACTTCGGATAGCCATTGGCGTAATAGATCATGTAGAAGCGGTTGCCGCCCAAGAACCAAAGCCTATGTTGCCCAGGCCAGGCGAACGATTTATAGTCCTCGAACGAGACGGAGCAATTGGTCTTGCCGTCCCTGTTCTCGAATATCGGCGTGAAGTTCGGCCTATCGGAAGCGATGCCCGTTACCTCATACAATAGGTGTCCGATGTGGGCGATGTAGTGCCTTTCCCCATCATCTGCCACGAACGACCACATGCCATTGAAGTCATTGGGGTTGTCGATGACTTCGCCCGTCAATAGGTTGGTGTCCTCGGAGATTGGGCGGAACTTCTCGGACGGCACATACGCGATTTTGTCGTATGCCCATCTCTTCTGCGCGTTGTTGCCCCTCCACACATAGTTGTTGGATAGCGTTCCGCGGGCATCGTTGACATTGGTAGCGTTGTTGAGGTAATCGACGCCGACGAAGCCTTTGATGGACTTGTTGTATTTCTTCGGCGCTCGGTATCCGCCTGCGTTGAAATGCGTGTATGTCCTGCTCATCTTAGAACTCCACACGCCTCAATCTCGGTTTGGAGGAAAAGGTTCTCATCGTTCTCGATGTCGAGAATGCGGCTCTCGGTCTTCACCTCTAGGGCTTGGGACGCGCCTGCGTCTAGGTCATTCATCTTCGCCTTGCACCATTCGATGCAGAGCGGATATGCCTCATTGGGAACGCCAAGCCTCTTTTCGAGGTCGAAGTCGCATTCCCCCATAGCCTCAAGCAATCCGTCCTCGTTTGCGTACTCAGCGCCCTTGAAGGAATATGCCTTGAAGTCGCCTGCCTCATCGTAAACCGCCTCGCATGACGGTATATCGGACATGGTGAAATACGGGACTTCGGGGCGGTACTGCACGTAGACTTTCTTGGAACGGTCAAACGCCTCTAAGATGCGGACGTCATGGTTGGACTTGCGCCATTCTAAGTTGCGGTAGGACTTCCCAAAGCGTTGGAAAATGGCCACGATAGAACGAGGCTTCTCGGAAAATCTTTCATAGGGGATTGACGCATCATCGTCACTTACATCAAAAGCCTCAATCTTCGCTGGCAGTTTCCTTAGTTGGGAAAGCCTTTGGAGGAAGCCGTTGATGTTAGTGAGCGCGGTAGGGACTGCATTCGCATAGTTCTCATCGTTCAACGCTTCGCCCGTCATGAGAGATAGGTAGGTGAAGGATTGGTCGCCGTAATTGGTGGCCGCCTTCGCGCATTCGTATAAGAGCTTAGATAGTTTCATGTTCCTTGTTCCTTCCCGCGCTGTAGGTCAGCGTCTGTCTGGGTTGTATTCGGTGTTCGTCCAATAAAGGTAGACATCGTCGGGGACGGAGATTGGCTTATTGGTCGGAATGACGTAGTTCCTGCCGTTCACCTTGAAGGAGACGGACTGCTTTGTTTCGGACTTGCAATAGATCGTTCTCATTGTTCCCTTTCAAGAAAGGCTCTTATTGCGGGAAGAGCCTAATAGAAACCGGACACCAGGAGGTATATTCAACTGGGACGGATACCCGATTGAACCTTAGTTGCTTTTGTCTGTGACTATGTGTTCCTCGTCAACTGGGTCTTCAAGGCCGGCGTTGTAGGAGCTGTTTAGCCACAGGTCATAAACCCAATCCTCAACGGCGCATGGCTTGTTGACCGGCAGCCAACGGCTTTCCCCGTTCAACTGGAATAGGACGCGGACATTCTTCGCGGTCTTCGGGTCTAGGCCAGGCATACTGATGGTGATGAGTTTGTCTTTTTTTATTTCTTTTTTAGCGGACATTTGATTGTCTCCTTTTTAAGAACGGCGGTTCTTTAGGGAAGAGCCGTCAAGACCTTGGAGGTGGTTACCTAGAGAATTAGGCGGCCGGGGAGGTTTGGTCCTTGGTTGCGCCTGCAGCCGGGTTGTAGGCAGAGGTGAGCGGGGTCAGCTCGACGGTTGCTTTGATGACGCAGGCTGCGTGGGTGAGGCGTGCGCGAACGTTGTCAATGCGGGAGCCGAGGGTGCCGAACTGGTTGAGTGGGTCATTCTTGTCTCCCTGGTCGATGCCATTGGAGATGACCTCAACTGGGCCGTGCTTATCGGTGACGGGCCAGGTGCCGAGTTCGGTTTTGCCGATGCAGAGGGCATAGCCGGCTTTCGTGCCATACATTTCTTCCTCATCGTTCTCAACGAAGATGAAGCCGGAGCACTTGCCGATTGCGCCAGAGACGATTGCCTCTTCGCCAGCGGAGCAGGCTTTTAGCTTATCGCCGAGCTCAACGGTGATCTGGTTCATGATTTCGCCAGGAGCGATGAAGAGGAAGGAGCGGCCGTCAATCGGCTTGGCTTTGTTCTTCTTGAGCTGGGTCTTCTGGCGGAGGAGGAAGGCTTCCCAGTTCTCATCAGCGCCCTTGGTGGCGGCGACGGTGGTGCCGAGGTAGGCTTGCCAACGTCCTGCCTCTAAGTCGACTAGGCGCTCGTGGGAGAGCTGATTGGAAGCCATATCGACGTAGCTGTCGCGGTTTTTGAGCTGCTCGCGCCCGTACTGAACGTAAGAGCCGACGTTGTAGGTGGTGGCGGAGAGCTCGACGACGCGGATCTTCTTCGGGTCTGGGATCACGTCTTCGGCGAGGGTGTCGGCGGCGAGGGTGGTATCCTGCAGGATCTGCACGCGGTATTTCAAGGTATCGCCGTAGTCGGAATTGTCGGGCTGGCAGTACGGACCCCAAAAGGCTTCGCGCTTATTGACGACGTCGTAATCCTTTTTGATCTGTTCGACGTGCTCGACGGTGAAATCGCCATGCTTGGCGAGATTGTTGATGGTAGTTGGCATATTTGCTTTTCCTTTCTTTTAAGGCGTTTGGAGGAGATCAGTGCCCGAAGCGCTCCTTTCGCCAGGCGAGGTATTCCTCGTCTGTCATGTCGGAGATGGATTTCTTCGGCTTCGTTCCGTGGCTGACCATAGACGGAGTACCCTTGGGTGCTGGCTGTTCGGACTTGCCTTTGTCCTCAAGGAATTTCTCGTAGACTTCCTTGTAAGTCCATCGCCCTGCCTTCTCCTTCAGCAATTTGGTGAATCCCTCGTCTTTGGCGAGTTCCTCCGGCTTTGCGTCTGGATAGGCATCAAGCCATTCTTTCCGCTCATTCGCTATCCTCTCATTGAGTTCGCGCTGGGCTTTGGCGTTGGCTTCGGCCTTGGATTTCTCGTCGGCTTCTGCTTCCTTGGCTTTCTTTTCGGCTTCCCTGATCTTGTCTGCCAAGAACTTGGGGTAGGCTTTCAGCGGGTCTTTGCCCTCATCGTCGAGTTTCTTCATGTCCTCATACATTTCGAGGTCATGCTCGTCTTCGATGGGGTCTTCCGTATAGGGGTTGACCTTGTTGGCTTCCAACTTGGCCTTCCTATAGCCTTCCTCATAGCTTCTCTTCTCGCGGGCTTCGGCCTCTTTTTTGGCCGCTTCCCTCTCTTTCGCTTCGCGTTCTCTGCGGAGCGCCGCGAATTTGGCGTTCTCCTCTTTGGATTGGGTGGGTCTATCGCCTTCTTTGGCACCTGCGCCCTCCCCTTCGGATTGGCCTTCATCGCTGGCTACCTCTTCTTCGGTGATGGCCTCTTCGCCTTCATCGGTAGATTTCGTAACCTTGTCTTCTTCTTCCATTGTTTTGCCCTTTCGACACGCCGTGGAATTGGCGGGTTGGATGTTTTCGCTGTCACCTGCGTATTTGCCTTTTTGCGCTGGCAGGGCGTTTATGCGATTTCCCTATGCGGGAACATCAGCCTTGGTAATTGATCCTTGAGCCGCCGATGCCTCGGGAGTTGTTGGACTTCGCCTCGCCGACGGAAGTAAGCGCGCTGTCCATCGTCGCGCCTTCCTGGGCTTTGACTATCTGCGACCTTAGGGCATCGTTTTCGGACATGGCGTACTTGTTGACCTTGTTGGCGGCCTTCATGCTCTCGGAGAACTGCTTCTCCATGTTGGCTTGGTATTGCTGCTGCATTCCAAGCTGCGCCTTCAGCTGCTCGTTCTCCGCCTGCATCTGCTGCATTTGGGATGTGAGTTGCTGAATGTAGGAGCGCTCATATTGCTTCAATAGCCTTGACAATTCGGCCTTGAGCGATTGCGTGAATGACGGGCATCCCATGATGTAGAACCTTAGGATGTCGGGGCGCACGTTCTGCATTCCCTGGTTGAGGACCAAATCCTGCCAAACCTGCTGGGCCGCGATCTTGCTGTCCTGCAATCCCTGCTGGACGTCGATGATGACCTCGAAGTCGATTCCCCAGATCGTCTCGGGGTCGAACTCCTTGCGGACGCGCCTTGGGGTAGGTCTCTTGAACCTCTCCCTGAGTTTGTCGGCTGGGATGAGCGAGCCGTTCGGGTCATAGACGTTGAGGCCGAAGCCCTGCTGCCCGTAAGATGGCTGGTTGGCTGCGAAGAGCATTGACTTCCTCGCCTCTTCCTCCTCTTCCATCTCGCCGTCGGTGTATTCGTAGACGTAATAGGACTTGTCTAGGTAATGCTGGTAGAACTGAATGCGGATGCGCGCGAGGTCTTTCTCGAACTTCCATTCGAGCTTCTGCTCCTGCTCAAGCGGGTTGTTGCTCTCCTTGATGGCTTGCTGAAGGAAGAATCCTGAGGTGTCGCTTCCGATGGGGTTGCCGGTGATGGCGTCGTTGAAGTTGTAGACCTTCATCATGCTTGCGATCATCGTGCTGACGTGGTTGGCGACGTCGTTCGGCATTTGCGATGGCTGCTCGTTCTGATAGCCCCAGCCGTTGCCGCGGGAGTGGTCTATGACGACCTGCCCCGGCCTATTGCTCAGTTTCTGTCCTTGGAGGGCGTCCTCTTTGACCCAAATGCGCCCATAGGCATGGGCTTCTGCGGCCTTCATGATCATCGAGTTCTCCCAGTTGATTGCCTTTTGGTCGGGTATCATCTGCTTTGTGCGCGATGCCCCGAAGATGGAGGAGTTCAATGGGATCGGCGCGAATATCGCGAATGGGTATAGGCTGAACTTGGAGCGTGACTTGCGGTGGCCTTCGAGGGAATTGGCCTTGCGGTTCAATTCGATTATGGTGTCCTCAAAGTCGATGCCGTAGTCGCGCACCTTGCTGTCGGATGGCGTGCCTTCCTCCTCGGCTTTGTCGTATTCGCCCTTTAGGAACTTCGCGAAGTCATCGGAGAGCGATGTGCTCATTGGCTTGGGGAAGCGGTAGAGGGATACGGTCTCCGTCTCCATCGTGTAGCACACCTCCCCATCGACGCGGAAGAAGCGCAGGTACACGCGGAGGACGTTCTGGTTGATGAGGTCTCTGTCCCTATCGGCGTCCTTGCTGGTTATGCCATAGGCGTCCTTGGCCTCTTGGGTGACCTTTTCCTTGAGGAACTCGGCCTCATCGCCCGAGAACTCCTCATCGATGATTTCCTTGATGTGGGCGACGGGCTCGTTGTTCCATACCATCACCCATTCCTGGGCTTGGATGTCTGGGTTGTGGGGGTTGCTGCACGCGAAGTTCAGCGGGTGGATATGGGTCTCCTTGAGGCCACCTTTGAAGAAGCCGCCGAGCCTTTCATGCTCCGCGTCCCATGACACATACGCGATTTCCAAGCCGTAGTTCTCTCCGTTGACGCAGGCGCCGTAGGTGAAGGTCTCGTGGTCGATCATCTTCCTGACGCTCTCGTCTAGGTCGCGCAGATGCGCGCAGTCGAAGTTGACGTCGCTGGACGCATAGTCGATGTAAAGAGGGGTTCCAGCCAATTTCGAAGCGATGGTCTTGATGCCGAACTGGATGATGTTGGTCGTGGAGCGCGGCATATTCTCCGCGTTGTTGTCGGGCCACTGGTCGCCTGCGTAGAAGCGGTCGCATTCGTTGATGTGCTCGGAGAGGTTGGTGCGCTGCATATAGGGAAGCCAAAGGCTTTCGAACAGCGCCGCGCTTGTGGATCGTTTGTTCTTGTATTCAGTCATCGCCCTCTCCTATCGGCGGTAGCCATCGAAGTCTCCATATGGCTCGAACGGATGTTCTTCCTTGAAGTCTATGCGCTGGAAACCGCCATATTCTAACTCATCTTTATTTTGGGTCTTGACAACCTCATTTTCAACATTATTTTGCAAAGCCCCTTTGCATATCTCCTCCAATGCGAAAACCATCATCTGGAGTTTGTCTATGCGCGTAAGCAAAGCCTTTTGGCTAGCCTCAAGCGCCTCGATCTTGGATAGCAATTCCTTTTTTCTGAGCATATCTGTCACTCCTCAATAGAACGTTTGGAACTCATCGCCGTCCTCCCTATCCCTTTTCGCAAGGGGGTTGAACGGAAGTTTTTTTGACCGTTTGCCGGCGACCTTGACTATCGTGGCCGGGAAGTCGTGCCTGCAGTAGTAGAAGCCAGCATAGGCCATCACGAGGTCGTCGTGCTTGCCCCTAAGGGCTTGCGCCTTCTGGCTGGCAGTTATTCCGCTTTTCTGCCATTGGAACGTCTCCATCTCGCTCACGGTCTCGAAGTCGTTGACGATGCGGTAGTTGGCGCGGAAGCCCTCGCGGAACGACTTGAGCATGTTGTCGCGGTTGTTGACGTCGGTGCGCCACCCCCACTTGTCGAGGTAGCGGTCGGACATCGTGTTCTGGCTGTGGTCGATGTAGATGGCCTTGATGCCGGCGTGGCTCATGTCCTCGCCGATGCCGAGCGGGGTGTTGTTCTCGAACGTGAAGCCGACGCGGTTTATCGGGTCTAGGAATCCCCCCATCGTCTCGTAGTAGCGGTAAAGGCAGTAGATTTGGGCGATGGCCTCATCGTAGGAGACCTTCGAGCCCTGCTTGTGGTATACGGCGACCTGGCGGCAGTCGGAGTTGTCGACCACGACCGCGGCCCAATAGTCCTCGCCTCCGGCGCATGGGTCGAGGGAGAGGACGTAGGGATGGCCGGCGATCGGCTCTTCGTAGATCGTCGTGCCGGCGTTCTTCGCGTCGTTGGCGGACAGATTGGAGTAGGTGATGTCGTAGCCGTCGACGGAGGACGAGCGGGTGCAGGAGAACATGACCTCCCTCCCCCTGACGGAGGAGAGCTCGTCCTTCCTCTTCGCCACGAGCTGGACGTCGAAGTACCCGAAGCCGGTCGCGAGGAACATCTCGCTTGGGGTCGTTGGGTATTCCCTGCCCATCGTGGTGAACTCGCACCCGAAGTTCTCCCACTTGTTGCGCCACCACTGTATCTGCTCCTTGGAGCAATGGTGCTCATCGCGGAGCTTAATCTCGAACTCGTTGAGCTCGTGCTCCCTCCATCTTGCCTTGTAGGACGGCTCATCGTACCAAGGGACGAAGATGGAGCGGAACGTGCCCCTTCTGGCCTGCCCCTGCTCGAACAGCGTCTTCCAGTAGTTGATGCCCTGCGCCGTCGTCTCGCGGATGATGATGGATGAGGGGTCGGTGTCGGAGACGGTCGCGTCCAGGGCGCCGATCGTCGCGGCGGGGTCAACCCAGGTCGCGCACTCGCTCTCATGCAGGTAGTTATAATGCTTGGACCGCCCTGATTTGGGGCCAGCTGTGTTGACCTCGATCGTCGACTTGATGCCGTTGCCGTAATCGAAGGACAAAGTTGAGGCGTTGTCGACCGAGACCTTCAGGTGCCTCTTCAGGAAGTCGGGCGTGGTCTCGAAGAACAGCTTGTACTTGTCGAGCAGATTCTGCCCGTGCTCCTCCGTGTCGGCGACGATGCCGCAGTCCTTGCCGGGCTGGAAGGCCGTCAATGGCCAGAACATCCCCGAGGTGAGGGTTGAGCATCCAACTTGGCGAGACTTGCCAAGATTCTCGCGGATGTTGCCCTCCTCCCTCTTCATCTCGCACATCTGTTTGTAGATGGTTATCTGGGCGAAGTTCAATTCGAACGGGACTATCCTGCCCTCCCTGTCCTTGATGCGCTCATACGCCTCTATGTATGCGTATAGCGGGAACCACTTCCCAGCGGCGAAGAAGCCCAGGTCATCCGCATATGGCGCGAGCATCTCATCGGCGAGCGTCCTCTTCCACATGAGCCTGCCCTGCGCGTCCCTCTGCTGGACGCAAAGCGCGTCTACCACCGGGATCATGGCCTCTCCCCCTCTGCCTCACTCATCCTTATCAGCCTCCCCCAGCACCGGTATCTCTATGGCGCCGTCTTTGGACAGGTCGGAGATGGGGGCGAAGAAGTCCGCGTCCGAGGAGGAGACGTCCACGCTGACCTTGCTGCCATCCGCGGCGCGAGTCAGCTCATCCAAATGCCAAGACTCCGGGTGCTCCTGCATCCACGCCAATTTGGTGGCTATGAGCCTCTCGCCGCGGCTGACGTATACCGGATCGCCGTTGCCATCGTATCTGGGGTTGCCCTCCTCATCGACATCCTGCTCCTGCGTCGACAGTATCATCTTTATGGTGTCCGAAAGCTGCGACTTCTTTATCGCCAAGTCCCTGAATGAGGGGGGTTGCTTGGATACCATTCTCTTCTCGCGCGGGGATATGACCGCTTCCAAAACAGGCTTGCCCATGATTAAAACCTCATTGGGATTATAGAAAAAATTTTTCATAGATTAAACCACTTTTGCGCAAAGACGGTTTGCAGAGGGAAGGGGGGAGGATCGAAAATGGTGGAGATTTGGGAGAGGGGTATTACCCACTTTCAGACCCACCCCACCGCTTTCCCGGCCCTGGGGGTAGGGGTGCGCGCGTTCCTTAATTATTTCGCCTGGGTTCTCTGTCTTAGCATGGGCTAAGCTCTTTTTTATTGGTTTAAATCGAGCCATTCAAACCCAAATAGAAACCATCGTGTTATTTTGAAAAAGAAGATTTAAAGAGAATAGAAAGATGGTTCCCGGCTTCCCTGGATGGGTTTTTATTAGCCAGATCGGGGAAGGGGAAAGAAAGTTTACAAAATTCACTCTTATTATTTATTTTATTTAGTTGTTTATTATCTTTCGCGCGTGCGTGTTTGGTTGGTAACTACTTTAAATAACTATCTTAATTATTAATTAATCTTACTTACTACTTATAACCTATAACTTATAACTTACTTATATAGGTAGGCAGTTACTTATAGGTATTTATTTATAGGTTGGTAGTAACCTAACGCGCGCGGGGGGTTCCTATCTGGTTTTCAATACTAGATGAATCCCCTTCTAAGTTTCCCCTTTGATACAAACGTACCAGTTTAAATAAAAGTTGGTTGTACCCCTTTACATCCTTTTATCATGGTAGTACAACTACTGCGAGGAAAAAAAGATAGCAAAAAGAAAGGACCTCAAAAAACATGCTGAAAACCAACAGTAAAAAGGTTCGCGAAGCCGTGAGAGCCTACGTGACGAAGACAACGAACGGCTGGAGCAAAGACCCGGAGACATTCGAGGAGGCCGCCGCGATCATCGCGAAGACCTGGGACGGGTACAAATACCAAGAGCTAAGGCATCAATTCAAGACCCTTCAGGACGCGTTCATGGACTGGGCCAGCGGACTCCCCCTCGACACGTTCGACTACATCGCCAGGGGCGACGCGGTTAAGCTCGTCGGCGACATGCTCGAGGAGACCGAAGAGGAGCGCTCCAAATACTCCGATTCTGAAGCCTGCGACCTGCTTACTTACCTGATTTTCAGGGAAGTCGGCAAGGTCCACCCGATCAACTTCTAGCCGATCAAACCCCCATCCCTTCAAAACATGGCAGCCGGCGACCTGCCCAAACAAAAGCCGAATCATCCAGGAGAAAGAAAAAATGAAAAACATCAAGAGACTATTCGTCGTCGAGAGAGGACGCGAGGGGGATGACCAGCGCGAAACCTTTACGGCCGAGAGCTACTCCGAGGCTCTCAAGATCTACCGAAACGAAAAAACATCCGCTTCCTACGAGGCGGAGGCTTCCAAGCGCCCGCAGAGCGTCGCCATGCTCTCCTACACGCCAGAGAAGCCGGTAAAAGCCGAGTTCGACGGCTTCGGGCGGCTCATCGGCGAGGACGGCGAGGAGATCGAGTACTTCAACCAGTGGCGAGAGGAAGTCGTCTTCAACGCCACCGTCAGGTAAGGAGGGAAAAAACGCCAATGAGAAAATACGAGACCGATGAGGAGAGGGAGGCCGCGCGGAAGGCTTCCGTCAGGAAATACAAGAAGAAAGCATTCGTCCAGTTCGGGTTGAAATTGCACGTCGTAAACGACGCCGCCGTCATCGGCAAACTTAACAGCGTCCCTAACCGGAACGGCTACATCCGAAAGCTCATCCTGAAGGACATCGGCGAGGGCAGGTGAGCCGCGGAAAAGGAAAAGCCCCCAGGAACAAAAAGACTGGGGGCTTCCTTGCCAGAGGTTCGCTGAACCGCTGCCGATCGCAAGGGGATTATAGCGCGGGAAACGTGCGACTGCACGTTTTTTTATTTTTCCGAGTAGAACCAGTCGACCGCGGCTTTGTGGCTCTCCTTGAAGTTCTCCCATTTGGCCTCGCCCATTCGGTTCTCGTCCGGGAAGAGGAGGAGGTAGATCGTAGTCGCGACTCCGGAATAGAATATTCCCTTCAAGTCGGCGAGCGTGCCGTTCTTCATCCTTTCGCGCTGCTCTTTGAGCTTGGAGACGTATTCAGCCTGCAGCTTGGCCTTGATTTCGAACTCGGCCCTTCTCCTGATGTAGGAAGCCTTCGCCTCAAGCGCGCATAGCTGGGTATATTTCTCCAGCTTGGCCTTATAGGTCTCAAGGGTGGCCTCGCCCTGCCTGATGTCGGTATCGAGTATCCAGACGGTTCTCCGCCTCTCCCGTATCATCGAGGACTTCGCCCGAAAATCGGCCCTTGTCTCAACGCCGTTTTTGTATAGGCGCATCTTCCTCCTTTCCTTCATCGCTGGGTCGCGCGGCGGCCTTGGCTTCCTGGGCTGCCTCATCGGTGAGACCTCATCGGCGTTATCGAAGTTGCCACGGCTTCGTAGAAATGGTAGTCCCTGCCGTTCTTGCCCTTTATTTTCCTTAGGGACAGATAGCCGCTTACCGCGAGGTCTCTCCCGGCGAGGGGGACGCCGTCTATCCCCGGGCAGCCAGGGTCGCATTTTATCTCGTAGAGCGCGGCGTCCCCGTTTGGGAGCTCAACCTCAAGGCTGAATATCAGGAAGGCGTCAGGGGGCTTTCCTACCGGCATAGGCTCCCTGGGGCAGAACCCGATGAGGGTTAGGGAGTTATTCGCTGCCATGAATGATCTCCCATGTGCCGTCGGTATCCACCGACATTGATTTCCTTTTTCCCATTGCTTTCATCGGGGGGCATTTGCCTCCCCGCTCCTTTCCTTTTGCTTTCTTTCCGCGTCTTTCATCAGCCTATTCCTCCTTGCGAGCCTTATTGAGAAAGCCACAAGCTCGCTGACCCCTATGATGATGGCGGTTCCGCCGAACATGATGCCGACTATCAATAGGGGCAGCCTCACCCATTCCGGCATTATTTGAGAGCCTCCTTTATGGTTTTGGCCTCATCTTTTGTTAGGCTGATTCTCGTAAAGCAGTTCGCGTGGCCTCGAATATACAAATCGTTGTCTTTCAGCAACTCAAACTCAGTCGCTTTGCCTTTGATGATGTCGAATGCCTTAGCCTTGGCCAGGGCTTTCTCAATGGTTTCGTACTCTTCGCAGTGGTCGTCCGAGATGTGCCTGAATGGGCATTCCCTATGCGGCAAGTCCCCCTTTGACGGCTGTGATTGAATGTTCTTGTGGCAACGCTCGCACATTGCCTCAAGCGCTTCTTTTGCGGTCATTTTCTTTCCTCCTTTTGGCGGATTCGGTATTGGTTGACGGCTTCATTGATTAGCTCGTTCATCGATACCTTCATTCTCTTTGACGATGTTCTTACATACTTGTCCAGTTCAGGTCGAAGGTTGACCGTTATCGATTTTTGAGAAAGCGCGGCCATCACCAACGCCTCCTCGGTCTCTTTTTGGTAAGCGGAGCGCCGAACGCTTCCTTTTGCTTCTCTTCGCGGACCTTTTGGTTGTACGCTTCAAGCTCGGTTCGGAATGCGGCATATCGGTTGCATTCGGCATGGCATGCAGGTCTACGATCACGGCAATCTTTGCATGGACTTTGTATTTCAGCTGTTACCACGGTATTTTTCCTCCAAGTGCTTGACGTATTTTTTGTATTCGCCATCCGCTCTGTTGAATTTAGCCATGTCTTCGTCCGAGAATCCGCTCAAGCCTGGCACCTCCTCGTTGAAGCCGTAGCAATAGGCATCTTCCACAGCATCGTATAGGCGATGGAGACGCTTTAATTCTGCGTGATGCATTTTGCATCCATCCTCATTGAGGAAAACGTCTTCATTGATTAACTGTGGTATGCACGCTAATTCCGGGTATTCGTATGTGCCGTTGTTGAATTGATATGGGCAGTGGGCGCAGTTCTTCATTTCGATTCCTCCTTCTCCAGTCCTTCCTTCTTCTCGTTCCAGTCCTCGGTGATGAGCCGCAGCATCGCGACCTGGGCTAAGGCGTGGGCAGGGTAGGCGTCGCACTCGTCGTAATACTCGAATGCATCGTCGCACCCGATGGCCTCGAAGAACCCGTCCATCTTCCTGGCGAAGTCATAGCCGTTATAGGGCGGGTCGCCGATGGTTTTGTCGAACGCATCGTCGTAGTCGTCGTATCCGCTCCTTTCGAGGGCTTCGCCAACGCACCAATCGCGCACTTCTTCCTTGAACCCCTCCTTCCATTGCGAGTAGAAGTCATCGTCGAAATCACGATTAGCGGTGGATTTCGACAGGAAGTAGCCGATGGAGTTGAGCGGGAGTTTGCCAATCCCTCCCCAGTCCTGCACCCAGACGTAGTCGGAGTAATCCCCATAGCAGATTATCCTCCCATCGTGGAAGAGGAAGTGGCAGGGGATTCCCTCCTCTTTGTTCGTGAACGTGATTTCCTCTGGCTTCCCGTCCTTGATGACGTTGTATTCGATTTCGTAGCCGCTTTCTTTCCAGCGCTCGATGAACCTCTCAACCGTCGCTTTTTCGTATTCGTAGATTGTCATTTTCATTCCTCCTCGTCCTCGTTTCCGAGGGACTTTCTCAATGTCTCAAATTCGCTTTCGCTGATGTCGATGTCGCACTCATCGTTGCCGTCCCCGTTCTCGTCGAAGTTATCGTTGTGCAGGACGAGCATCGGGTAGCCGGAGTCCCCAATCCAATGCTTGACGCTGGGGCATAGGATTCCGCAGAGAGTTTCATAGGCGTGGAGGTCGGCGTTGGCCTTCTCCAATTCGGCGATGTCCTCCTTTAGGCAGGCGATGTCCTCCTCGATGGAGGCTTTGTCGAAGTCGGAGCAATCCTCAATTTGGCTCTCCTTCCACGCGAGGTCGCCCATCTTATCCAGTATCAGCCTCTCGATGACGGTGAGTTTAAATCCGATTCTCTCGAAGTCGTGCATTATTCTTCCTCCAGAACTTTCTTTATTTCCTCTTCGTCTAGGAAGTAGTTGTTGCCGAGTTCCCAAATGGTGTCGATGATGGCTTTCTTCTCCTCCGAAGTCTTGGAATTGAATTCCTCCCTGCCGAAGATGGCACGGGCTATCATCTTGGGCGTGACGTCTATCTCGACTTCCCTAACATCATCGTCCGCAGATGTGATTGTGTGGATTTTCTTGATGATGGTCATTTCCTGTTCCTCCGGTTCTTGTCGCGATCGCCCCGGCATGAAATCGCCAGGTACGTCACCAAACCCGACAAAACGAGTATCGCTATGGTGAGCAATGTTGCTTTGATGTCCATATTTCCTTTCTAACGGCCTCTTAGAGCCGTTTCGCTATCTCGGTGGAGTATTTTCACGTACTCTCCCTTTACGTGGCTCAAAATGGCTAAAAACGAGTTTTATGGTAGGTTCGCCTTGCCAGCCCTGTTGCAAGGTTGATTATTTCGTTCGCCCTTTGAACGATTTGATTTTAGCAAAGAGTAAAGCGGGAGTACATAGCGAGTTGTCAGTTTTCGTCAAGTTCGCCCACGATGGTGACCTCCGTTCTCGGCGTCTCGGAATAGCGCTTCTCTACCAGGTAGCGCCAGACTTGGGCATCGTCTCGCCACAATCCGGCGTGGTTCAGGCCATCGCATATGGTCTTGAGGTTGTCGCTGTCGGGCTTCTTTGTCATCTTGGTCGCGTTGGAGAGTTTGTCGATGCCGGACTGCCTAAGCTCTCCGCGGTGTTTGGAGTTGATGGGCCAGTAGTCGGAGGAGTTGAGGGGGAAGTAGGCGATGATGGTGACCTCGACGCCTAGGATGAATTTCTCGGCGTTGGGGTATTTGGCTAGGTACGCGCCGCAGACCCTGTCCTCGAAGGATAGCGTCTTGGCTGGGGTGTAGAGCCTGGCGTGGCCTTTGATGCAGGCGCTTCTCGGCCTCGCCTTTGGCTGAACCTCTCCCATGATCGTGAATGTTCTTGTGACACTTTTCATAATTTCAGGCTTCCGCCACCTTTCGGTCAAGGTCTAGGGAGTCGACCTCGGAGATCGCGTCTTGGCAGAACTGGATGGCCTCGATGCTGCATTCCCCCGTCTTTGCTCATGATATATCCGACCAGCGGGGTGACGGTCTCATCGCCGTTGTCCCTCATCGAGAACGCGAATTGGATGTCCTTCGCATCGTTGAATTTCGCGGCGCACCCGGTCTCGGTGATTATCCATCCGCGTTTGATTAGGTCTTTTAGGCAAATCCTCATTTCAGTATCTCCTTTGGATCGTATGCCTCCTTCACGGCCTTGGCGGCTTCGCTTGGGCTGGAAGGGGAGTTGTAGATTTTGAATATGTCGTCAGCCTCGACATAGCCGCCATCGAAGTGCCCCTCGACCGAGACGACGTTTCCCTTGGCGCATAGGACGTAGCTTATCCTCGCCATGTCGCCATGAGCCTTGAACGAGACCTCCGCGGCCTTGTTCCTGACTTTGAACTCGGACAGGAAGCCGCCGTTCTGCCTGAAGTGGATGGGGCTCTCTTGGACGACGCCGGCGAAGATGACTTTGTTAATCGGATTTGCCATTGCAGTCGTCCCTCCTTATCCCCGCCAATGCTTCGGCCCTGGCCTTGTCGCAGCGGTGGTACTCGTCCAGCCATTCCTTCCTCTTGGGGCAATGGTCTCGGCAATCCCATCCGTCTACCGCCCTTTTGTCTTGGCAGTGGTGGCAGGGGTTTGGGTGATTCAGGTTCGTGTAGCACCAAGCGTTGAATGTGTTGAAGGTCATTTGAACCTCCCCTCGTCCCTTGCGCTCATCTTCGCCCTTTGCTCATCGATGGCCTTTTGGAGTTCTTCGGATATTCCGCTATTTAGGTTGGTAGATACTTCGTTAGACTTAGATTTGCTTCTATCATCATTTACTGAAACATAACTACTACATAAAGAGTTATCTAAATACTTATACTCGTCTACCTCTGTACTATACTTCTCTACCTCTCTACTATCCTTACCTATACTATACTGTGTATCCACTGTATCCGCCGTGTATCCATTCAGTAGACAAAGTGGCTTTCCTTGGGCTTTGTCGGTGGTATAAGAGCGGTTCTCCTTGACGTTTAGGAGTTCCCTTACCTCCTTGAAGGCAGAAGGCTTATAGCGGTCGGACTGTATGTAGTTGTTTATCTTCCAATGCTTCACGACGTAGACGCCGTTTGGGAATGGGATAAGGAACTTCTTGGCGACGAGGACGTCGAGGTCGTTCTGGTTCGCCCCGACTAGCCTCATAACCGACTTGGCCGATTGGCATATCCCATCGTCATCGCAGTCGAGCCCGATTTGGAAATAGAGGGCTTGGGTCGATAGCGGCATATCCAGAAAAGCGTCGCTCCTGGCGATTTGCCTAGAGAACATTCTCCTATTTGCCATCGCTCCCCTCCTTTAGGAATGTGCGTACGGCCAATAGATCGTGCCGATACGCATAATATGCCTTCTTGATGGATTGAAGGGTTTCGTACCCTTGGATGATGCATGGTGTGAAGAACTCCCATTTTACCGAGTGCTCCTCTACGTGGATAACCCCCGTGCAGAAGAGGTTGTCCTTCGGGTCGACGTCATACCTTTTTGTGTAGACGTCCCCAGCGAATTGGTCGACTTTCCCATTGAGGGTGAAGCCTTGATTCTCAATGAATTTGCTATCTCTTGACATAATTTTTGTATTCCTTTTCCGCAAGGCAGAGCTCATCGAGCTTTTCCTTGTTCATTTCGATTTTCTCTATCGCCTCATCGTATTTCTGCGGATCGGTGTCGATGTACTTGGCTGCCCATTCCTGGTTCATCTTGATGGCTTTTTCCAATTGAGCCTTCCGCCTTTTCAGGAACATCTCGAATTTGTTTGGGAAATGGTCAATCATCTTTATTCCCCTCCTTGAAGAACGTCTCGTAGAACTGCTTGTTGCCTTCGCGGATAGGCTTGTCTGCGTTGTTGACGATTTTGCCTTGCCCGTCCCTTTGGACTTTGTCGAAGACAATCTTCGCCCTATCGCGGTACTTGACCAATTTGTCGATCAGGGACATATGGTAGGCTTCGGCCTCCTTGCGGTTTGCGATGTGGTAGGTGTAGTTCTTGCTGATGATGATTTTGTCGACGCGTGGGGAGTTGTTGAGGTCGTCGATGATTTGCCATAGCCTTGAGCAGCCATCGTGGTTCCTCCCCTCCCCGCCGTTTTGGACGGTTGGCCTATAGTTGAGGCGGTCGGCGTACCCCTTCCGCCTCATCGTGTAGTTGACCGCATCGCATAGGTCTCGCTGCGAAACCGTAGCCCTATTTGGGTCGTAGTCGTGGAATGCGATGAGTGCGTCATAGACCGCCCAATGCAGCGGGGTCAGGACGATTGGCTGCTCGCCGCTGATTGGCTCTTCGGTGTTATTCTTTTCCATTTGCTATCTCCTTAGAATGGGTTGTTGTCGTCGTCTTCCTGGACGCCGTTGTTGTCGAAGAAGTCCTTTGGCTCGATGTCCTTTGGCTCTTCTTTCTCGGCGAACTCGGTCTCCTGCATCGGGATTGCCGGTGCGGTTACTGCGGTGCGCTCGGTCTGATGGCTTCCTGGGTTGTCGAGGTATTCGTCCTTCTCGTTCTTCCCGCCGTATACAACCTGGTCTTGCTTGATGGCCATAGAGATGAGCGGCGAGGATGGGAGTTTCCCGCATAGGCGCTTGATGACGGTCTTCATCGCCATCTTGTTGAATTCGGAAGACCACGGACCAGTTGCTGATTTTGAGTATTTGGCGCGGTGCTCCTCCATCTGCTTCTTGGTCATGTAGGTTGAAGCGGCGAGTTTCCCATCGGCATCGATTGCGTAGGCATAGTAGCCGATGACTTCATCAGATAGGTCTTCCACGTTCTCGTTGAACTCGACCTTGATGTCGCCGGTCTCGCGGTTGCGGACGACCTTATCGCCCTTGTAGACGATGGACGCATCGACGATCTTGTATAGGCCGGTGCGGTAGACTAATTCGCGAATGCCTTTGAAGCCCAACTGCGCCTGGACTTTGGTGGTGCCGGAGTTCTTATCTTTGTATGGGACGGGGTACATGCAGTCGTCGCGGGTGAAGTTGTATCTGGCGGTCTCGAAGCAGAACTTCACGAGGGAAAAGGGGTCGCACTCCTTTAGGTTGGGGTTGGATGACAATGCCATCGCAGCGCCCTTTGCGTTTGCCAACTGCTCGGGCGTGAGCGACATCGAGCTCCCTAATTCCGCGATGCCTTTGCTGGCGAGCACGGCGCTCATTGTCGGTTTGGTAGCGATATTCGCCATTTTATTTTTTCTCCTTGATAGTGATTTCGTGTTCTTCGCAGAAGGCTTCGAACTCTTCCTTCTCGTCAGGCTTCACGATTGCCTCATAGATGGTGTTGAATTTGCCGAAGTGCTCGTCCTCATAGGCTTTGATTTTCTCTTTGTAGTCTTTGAGGATTTCCTTGATAGGCGCTTCGACCTCTTTGCAGTCGTCTTCGTAGATTTTCATCTCGGCGTGGGTGACCGCGAGCCTTCTTCTCGACAGGTTCTTCGCAAGCGCTTCCAGCTTATCGAAGTTCTCCTCGGCTTTGCGGTAATCCTCCTCGGTGGCGATTTCTCCCAGCGCATAATCCTGGGCGATGAACTTGGCGACCGCGACGTTTGCTTCCTTGTCTTTGAGGATGATGTGCCCCTGCTCGTTGCGGGCAAGGGCGATGGTGATTTCATTTGCCATTTCCGCTATCTCCTTTCGTGGCTGGCTCAATCGAGAACGTGACCGGCATCAGGAGTTTCTCCCTAACCGATTTGTCGAACTCGATGGCCTTCTTGATTTCGTAGTCGATGAACGCCTTCGTCGATGGCTCATCGCGCTTGACGGTGTAGATCTTCATCTCCGCATAGTCGAACTTCCATTGGCCTTCGATGTTGACGTAATGCTTCTGGAACGCGACGAGGTTCACGAATGTGAGTTCGCTCATCGTAGCCAAGTACCAGGCGCATTGCGCGAAGTATTGGGGAGGGAGTTGGCCTTCCCATTTCTCGGCTTGCTTTCCGCTGTAGATGTCGACGAACTTGATTTCGAGACCTCCGACCTCACCTGTCTTCTTGTCTTTGAGAAGACCGTCTGGCGAGCACGTGATGAAGCTGTATTTCGGATGGCGGTAGAGCCAGCACCTGCGCGTTGGCTGGCCTTCGACTTCGTATTCGTCGAACGCGGATAAAGCGAAGAGTTGGCGGATGTGGTCTTCTGCGAGCGTTCCCCTTAGAAGCAAATCCGATTTGTTGTCGTCCTCTCCAGGCGTGCCATACACCTTGTCGGCGAACACGTCCTCGGAGGACTTGAATGAGGATAGGTTCATGATCGCGCCGATGTCCGAGCCGCCGATGCCCCTTGAGCCCAGCCACTCGGAGCGCTTCTTGAAGTATTCCGGCTTCTGCTTGATCAGATGTTTATGTGCCATATCTCAATCTCCCTTCCCGCGGTTGTCCCCAACAGCGCGAGAACGCTGTCCCTTTTGGCTGCGTTCGGCGATAGGAGCACTTTCCCATCGTATTGCTCGCGAGCCTTCCTTATTGTCTTCAGGCATGTGTTGTATGAGTGAGGGTCTCCTATCGCCTTGTAGTAGGCTTGCAGGTCCTTGACGTACCACACAGAGCGCTTGAAGAGCAGTTGGTATTCGATTTGTTCCTCAACCATTTGCTATCTCCTTGTTAACATGTTGACTTTGGCTTAAAAAAAGATGATGCCGATTTCCTTTGCCGGGATGCGGAACTTAGCGCGGGCGGTGTCGATGTCGCCTTTGGTAAAGTTAAGTCTTCCGTTAATCTTTCGCGAAAGGTTCTCTGGGGATATTCCTAGCGCTTCCGCAATATCGCGGTCTCTACGCGCCCCAGCCTTACACGCATATTCCCTTAATTTCTTAACGTCCATACGTCTGGTGTTTCCTCCTTTCAGCCAATATTTCTTGGCTAAACTATTTTCTATCCATTGGCGAAAAGTGTCAACTATTTTCGTCAAGTTTTGTTAATTTTTGTTGCCTTTGGGTGTCAACGGCTTTATAGTGTTCTCGGGAGGTGGACAGGATACTGAAGATCGAGCAATAAAAAATGCCGTTGTCGCAAGGGCGTGCAACAGCGGCTGGTGCTGGGGGGGGATTCGAGATAGCAACTCAAGAAAAGAATACCACCGAGCAGTTTCATTATAAGAAAGCGCGCCCTAAAATTCCATATCAAAGGAGAGCAAAATGGAAGAAGGCGTTTTAAAAAACGATGCCGATGAAAAACCGGTTATCAATGAACTTGACGTCAGTGTAAACGGGTGGTCCGTTGACGTTGAGGTCAGAGGCGATAAGAACCTCGCCACCAAAACCGCGGCCATTCAAGATGACTTGCAGGAGATGCGCTATTATTTCGAAGATTGCATCGAGGCGTTCAGCGTATATCTCCGTGACCAATACGACGATGAGTTCGATGTCATTGTCCTGTCGGTTGACAACGAGCCAGAAACGCTGAAAGGAGAATGAATGGCAGCCAAAGAATATCCTTGATGAAAATAAGATTAAGGCGCTAAAAGAAAATTTGGTTTATCGCAAAGATATAACAAGGAGATAGCAACATGAAGCAAGGGGATAAGAAATTCATCTGCGAGAACAAGAGATGGAGGGTCGATACCAAAATCTACTTCGGAGACGGCACTTACAAGGCGGTGAATAAGAGATGGTTCGCGACGAAAGCCGATGCCAAAACCTGGTTTGCGAAATACGAGCAGGAGCAGATTGCCGAGCATGACCTAACCGGCGAGCAGTCCTGGACGAAATTCTATAGGGAATGGCTGGGATACCGCGAGACCAAAGTCAAGGCGACCACGGCCTTCACGAGCGACAAGTCGTACTACGTTACCTTCATCAAGCCGTTTGTGGAAGGCAAGACGGTTAGCCAAGCATTCGACCAGTCAAACGCAATCGCGATCTATGAGAACATCAAGAGGCACGACTGCGGTGTTGCCAGGAAGAACGGGGCGATCGCCATCTACCTATCCATGCTCGAATACGCCTATGACCTGCTTTACATCGGGGACAGGCAGCATCAGCTTTGCCGAGTTAGGATGCAGAAACTGAAAGCGCCTGCTAGGGGGAGGAAGGTATCGGAGAAGCGCATCCCGTGGACGGAGGAAGAGGAAAGCCAATTCCTAACAAGCCTCGGAGAGGGAACTAAGGAATGGATAATGTTCTCATTCTTCCTCCACGTAGGCTTGCGAAAAGCGGAATTCCTCGCCCTTAAAGTCGGTGACGTTGACTTCGACAGGCTAACTCTCACCGTCGGCCATCAGATGACTTATGAAGGAACTGGAAGAGCAACGTATTCGGATAACCTGAAATCTTCCAACTCCTATAGGGATGTGCCAATCTCGAAAGAGGACGCCGATATGATTAGGGGCTGGGTCGAAGCCAATGGGCTGTGCGACGATGACTTCCTTTGGTTCTCGCCTGTCGATAGGAGGCAGCCATACTCAAAGAACGCCTTTGAGCACCTATGGGTCACAAGGGTAAGCAAGAGCGGCGTTAGGTATATGGTTCCCCACGGGGCAAGGCACATCATCTCCACAAGGGGAAGCGAGAGGGCTACCTCTATCCATGAGCAGATTTTGGTGTCGCAGATGCTTGGGCACAAGCCATCCGTTGACATCGACGTGTATGGAAACCACGGCTCCGTTGAGGAGATGAGGGCGCTAATCAAATAATCCGCTATCCGCAATTTGTACTTATCCGCAAATTTAAATAAAAGAAAACTCCGACATAATCGGAGCTTTTATTTTTGTGGTTGCGGGAGATGATTCTGTCCTCCTTGCACAATCGCTTTTAGGAAACTCAGCATACAAAAATGCAAGCGAGTTTATGTTTTTATAATTTTTTTCAATATTTTTGTCTACTCGGTTGCATTTTCCTACAGTTTTCATTACGATTTACGCGAACGCACATTCGATACATCCGTTCGAAGTCTCGGCAAATTTTGGTAAAAATATTACTTTTTGTCCGCATCTTCGTCTTTGTCTTCGCCCATGAATTTCTTGATGTCGGAGTTGCTTAGACCTTTGGCCTTGAGCGCTCTTTTGAGGGAGTTCTCATCGACCTTGTATCCAGCCATAGCGAGCACAATGAGCCTATCGCCATTGCTTAACCCAGACCTCTTGACCATAGCCAAAGCCAATTCCTTGCGGGTTTTAGTCTTTGTGGCTTCGATGGCTTTTAGCGATTTAGCCAATATGGCGAGCATAGAGACGTTATGCGATTGCGTGGATGCCAATAGGGATAACTTGCTGTAAGGCTTGTATTTAGAGCCTAGAACCTTGCTTGTAGCCGCATAGCGGTATGCTTGGTATATGGCTTTCAATACGGAAGCCCTGGAAGCGCCGTCAAGCTTCTTGTAGGCGTAAGACTTGATGGCCTTCTCCGCTTCCTTGTTGGCTCTGGAATAATAGCGCTTGATTGCCTGCTGATCGCTCCAGGAGATTTTGACGGTGTTGCCATCATCATCGTAGTAGGAGGTTGGCACGGAGGGTGGCAGGACTTTATAGCCGCTCTTCGCGAGGCCGTATAGTTCGTTTGTCTCATCGCCTGACAATTCGCCAGAAGCATTCCTTCCGATCGATTTGATGTAGCCTTTTGCCGCCTGCTCATCGCCGTTGGCGATTGCCGCCGTCAAGTTGGCGTTGGCGGATGAGGAGAAGCCATAGAACACATCGCCCATCGCCAGCGCCGTCTCGGGGCTGAACAATTTAATGGTTCCATAGATAGGCTTATAGATATTGTCGAATGGAATGCCGGTGGTATTGCTGATGAGGTCGATGGACGTTCCGACTAGGCTATTGTCGAACTTGCCTTCCTGGAATGCGGTGAATATCTTCCTTAGGTCTTTTGCCGCGTCATTGACGTTGCCGAGCATCGGAACGCTGGCATCGTGCCCCTGTATCAAGACGTCCCCGACTGCGTTGACGCCAGGTATCCAGTTGACGAGGCTGTTGTAAGTGAAGTTCTTCATGACGTCATCGGCATGGCCTTTGGTCAGGAATGTGCTCCTATCCTTCTTGCCATACCAATATTTGAAGGCATCGTTGACGAGGGTCATGGCTACCGCTGCCGCCGCGATGCCAAACGCGCCATAGGCGAACTCTTTGTAATTCGTCTTGGCTTTGCTCTTGGTCTCGTAGTCCGCGTCAGCCTTGGCCTTCTTGGCTTTTGCCTTAATGAACTCTTCCCTCGCTTTGGAGGCGTTCTGCTTCGCTTTTTCCCTTCTGTCCTTTAAGTCGTCCTTGGCTTCCTTGTATTCTTCGGGGGTATCGTAGTCCTCGCGGTTGACTTCCTCTTCGGCTAATTCTTCCACGCGGGCATTGGCTTCATCGTAGTTTTTTTCGGCTTCTTTGGCTTTCTCTCTTGCACTCGATTGCTGATTCTCGATTTCGGCAAGGGAAGGCAAGGCGTTTGCCGCCATTACCCTCTGCATAGGCTGGAATACCCTCTTGGCAGCAAGCTGCGGCGCGCCCTGAAAAGCGCCGAACACCCATCTTTCGATCGGGTTCTTGGAGGCGCGGACTTCTGACATGAAGAGCGGGTCGGAGTTGATTTGCGATTTGATCATCCTCCATCCGATGTCATCGATGTAATTGTCGTATTCTTCTGTGCCGAAGCGATAGCCCCTTGCCTTGGCTTGGAGGTCGATGGCGGATACTAGGTAATGGATTGCCCCTAAGTCGCTCATCGTATTCAGTATCGTGAATTTCTTCTTAAAGGCGGAGAACTCCTGGGAGGTGGTCATTGCCTTGGCGAAGTCCCTATCCTTTCCTCTTCCGCGATATGCTTCATACTGGCTGGTGAGCCTTCTCCACGCATATTTGGAACTCTGCGTATTGAGGTTTCCCAACACGGCCGGGCTTCCCATAGTGACGACGAACGGGTTCACGCCATCGGCTACCATGACGGAGATTGGCTGTTTGGCCATGACCTGCAAGGAGGCTAGGGATAAGGTGTAAAAGTTGCCCATTAGGTAGTTGATTCCCTTGCCCATCCTTCCAACGTCATCTTGGTTGTATGTTCCTTCGTATTGGCGGATTACCCTATCCATAGACCTGGTGATGCCTTTGCATAGGGACGGGCTTTCGCTGAATAGCTTGTTTAAGCGCACCATCTTGCCGTTGGTCTCGACGAAGCCGTTCAGTATATCGTTGATGGTTTCTACGTGCGGCGTGACGTAGGTGCGGTCTTGTATCATTAGGTACTCTTCCGCGATCATATCCTCAACATCGGCATCTCCGTCATAGAAGTTGACTGCGGAATTCCTCGTGATGCCATAGGTGAAGCGGTTAGAGCCGATGACCTTTGCGCCTCCAAGCCTGGACTGACCGCTGACCATAGCGAGGGGAACGTGCTTTCCCTGGATGGTATTGACGGGAACGCCTTGGCTTTCCTGGTATTTCTCGAACTCGGAGCGGTTCTGCTCGTTGTCTAGATAATCAACGAACCACTTAGCCATTTTCTTGGTCGGCTCATCGAGAACCTTCTCAAGAGCCTTGATGTCATCAAGACCCTCGGTGCGGTGCTCAACGCCGTGCTTGTCCGTCCAGTTAACGCCCTTCTGGATTGATTTGATGTTCTTGGCTACCTTCGGGAGATTTGTCTTGGGGTCGATTTCGGTCTCGGTCGCAAGCATACCCATATAGACGTTCTTGGCGACGCGGTATGGGATTTTGCTCCCATTCACTTCCACCATCTCGTTCTTTGGATGTGGCTTATATCCCAGTTCCTCCGATTTCTTCTCAATCTTCTCCGTGACGTTGACGCGGTAATTGAGGAGCGCTTTGTCCTTGCCTTTGGACATGGCGTGGAACTCTTTCACGATTGGGTCATTCCTTCCTAAAGCGGACTCAAGCGCGACATCCGCTCCCAGGAACTTGCTGTCATATGCAACCATGCCATTTTGGACTAGGCGGTTTACTGCCTTCATTCTGTCCTTGTCTTGGAGAGCGAGGTAGGTTTGGGTTGCGGCGGATCGCGTCTCTAGGCTGTGGCTTTCCTCTTTCTTGCGGAGGCTGGCGATGGCTTTGGCGATTTCCTGCAGCCTAGCGGTGGCTTTGGAGTCAAGCACTTTCGGATGCTTGATGCCAGCGATTCCGCTAGCGTCCCTGATGAATTTGGCGGTTAGGTAATTTTGGCGGAAGTCCTCATACATCTCGGCGATGATGATGTTGTCATTAACCGTCTTCTGGTCAACGGCAAAAGACCCGCCTTCATCTTTGGCTGTCGAGTAGGACTGCGCGGTTGACTTTGCGTATTCGGCCATCTTATCGACTGCGCTTTCAAATTCGTCGTCGATGTAGAAGTTGCCATCAGAGAACTTGATGTGGTTAAGCGGAGTGACCCTATATTCTTCGTGAGCGGTTTCTGGATTCTCGAAGTGCGTCTTGTCGCCAACGGGCTCATAGTCTCCCTTGGCGCGCTTCAATGCGTTGCGGGTTGGGTTGACCAATGCCTTCTTCGCGCGCTCTTCCTGAGCGTACTTATTGGCTTTGTCGATGCGCTCTTTTAAGGCATTGAACTTCTTTGAGGTCACGCTTTCCTTTGCGCCGATGATCAGGTCTTCGTTGATTTCGGAGATTTGGCTTTTGATCTCGGCTAGTTCCTTGGGGTCGAAAACCTCTGCAATCGGGGCTTCGCGCTTGGCGTATATCGGCTTTCCGCTTTTGCTTAGAACCGGCGCTCCGTTATCGTCTAATTTCATTTCGCGCGTGACGATTGTGCCTTTATCGATGGCTTTGGCGATTAGTTCGTTCATGTATTCCAAAGCCTTGCCGTTGTCATTGAAGGCGGCGGCGTTCGTATATCTTGCGGCCAATTCGCCTTTGTCGATGCCTAGCTTTGCGAATCCGTCGTCGCTTATGTTGAAAAGCGCGGCTTCTGCCTTGACGACTTTGTCGGCATCGCGGATGTCGATTTCCTTATTGGTGGCTGCGCGCCTAAGCATCCATTGGCTATCTTGCCAATGCTTTGTGGCTTCGTCGGCTTCGATGCTTGGGTTTGCGCGGATCGCGGTGATGGTGTTTTGCCTATCCTGCTTGGAGATCACGACTTGGTAAGCCTTGCCATCATCATTATGCACAATGAAAGAAGAAGAGCCGTCATCGTCCTTGACGATGGAATATTCGCCTTTCCCTATTTTATCGACGATGCCTTTGCTGAGTTCGCCCTCGCTTATGCCGTTGTCCAAGGTGTTGTTGATTACGGCCTTAGAGATGGTGAGCGGCAATTTGTCGCCTGTCGCTTCGGCAACCTCGTTTGTCGCGGATATAGGCAAAGCCATATTGTCGGCTGGGACGTCCTCTTTTGTGAAGGTCGCTATAGCCCTATTGAAGTCTTGGGTCGGCGGATCGAAAGTAGTCACTTCGTCGGTTTCGGTGACTTGATACTGCCTTCCGTCTTTATTGGTGATGAGCGAGTGCTGACCGTCTTCGGATGGCTTGACTTCGGATTTCTGCTTTTCCTTGACCTCTCTTGCGAATTGCTCGGGGTTATAGAACATCTTGATGAAGTTCTGGCGCTGCTCAGGAGACATATTGTTTATCTTGGCGAACGCATCTTGGATGTCAGCCTCCCATTTGTCCTCCATAGAGTTAAGCTGCTCCTGTGAAATCTTTCCTTTGTCGAAGTCGGCTTTTGCTTTGTTCATCTCGGACTGCACTTTGCCAAGCGTCTTCCCTGCGCTCATTCCATCTTTGCCGACGGCCTTGCGGATTTCGGCGACCTGGATGCCGGACATAATTCCGCCGATGACCGCGCCAGTAGCCGCCGACTTGCCAACGTTTCCCCAATAGTCGGAAGATCCGTATTGCTCTAAACTCGCTCCGCCTTTGTACGTCATTTGGATGAGAGGCTCCAGCAATTCCCTGACCCCTGCCTTCGCGCCTTCCTTGAACATCGCGTCAACTATGGTTTTGGACGCAGAGCCCTGCACTAGTTTGTTGGTGAGGTTCCAGCCTCCGATAGTTAAATCTTTCGCCCCAATGCCCGTGGCTTTTGAAAGCATAGGAAAAGCAAGTTGAGTCCCGACGTTTACGCCTGCTTCAAGAGCGCCGTATGCCGATGCCTTTCCATAGTCAGCGCCTTCCGCGATTGCGCGGTTCGTGCCTCCCATATATCCCTTTGCCCCAGCCAAAGCAAGGCCAGCGATCTTTGCGGCTTTGGCTGATTTGGCCACTGCTCCGATTTTGGTTGGAACGGCGATGGTTTCAATGATTGAGCCAGCTGTATTTTCCGCTTTATGGAGAGTGTCAGCGCCTTTCTCGCCCAAGATGGCATTGGCTAGCGACCCTTTGTTGTAATTATGCGTCTCGACGTTGAAGAAGTTCGACCAATAAGCCTCTCCCTGCCCAATGCCTTTATATACGTTGGACAGCATATTTTGCGGGCTGATGTTGTATACGAAAGACTGCCAATCGGCATTGATGAAGTTGTCGGCGCTCTCGCGAGATTGCCACCCCAAAGCAGCGGTGGTGTTCGCCACCCAGTCCATCACGGTGTCAACGCCGTCCGCCACGCCACGCCAAAGGTTATACATTGGGGCGTTCACGGTATCCCAAAACCTCGTCCATCCGTTCTCTTTGACGTATGGGTTGCTTTGCGCTTGCTGAATCTGCTCTGGCTTTAACTCTCCCATCGATCCAGAACCTTGGCTCATGTTCCAGCCGTTTTGGGAGTTCGCCTTCCTATTGGCTAATTGCTGGCGTAGATAGTTGAGTTCTTGCTGCGTTGCCATTTGAGAACCCCTTCGTTAATGATTTAGCGTTAGCATACTTCCGGACCAACTGTTGATTTGGCTTTCGGTGGCGGGATAATACTTTCCTTTGTAATAGAAGATGTAGTCGGTTGCGTTATTGCCATCTCCGCCGTTGTGAAGCCGGATTAGCGTGCCGTTGCCATCAAGTTCGCCGTCGTGTTTTCCAGATGCCAACTCATCGAACAGCGACGCATATTTTGCTCCGAGGTCATAGGTCTCATTTTTGTCATTGGCGTTGTTGCTGGAAGTGGTTTGCTTAATGCGGTCCATTGTCATTCCGCTATTTCCGCCATAGAGGTCATAGTAATAGGAAAGTTGCCTCTTCTGGCTGTCGGATAGTTTGTCGTATCCAGCGCCTCCGAAGATGACGTTCCCGTTTTTGTCGCTGGAAGCGGTGATGTCGCCCAAAGCCAAAGCCTTGTCTAGGGAATACGGATCCGAGCTTCCCAAAGCCTCTAGGACCATAGAGAAGTCATTGTTTGCGGATTGCTCATTGTTGGCGATTTGGTTGGCTATGTATGCGGACTGATTGTTAGACAAGCCGTTAAGGTATGCGTTTTGGATGCCAGTGGCCATAGTTCCGGCGTATCCAGTGTTCCCTAAGCCCATATTGCTCATCTGCGTATTTAGCATTTTTGCGGACTGCTGGCGGGCATTGGCCATTTGGATATTGCTATCCAAAAGCTCCTTTGCGCTCGCGGAGTTCAGGTTGAACGGATTGGCAACGCCATCCTCAGTAAGCCCATTGAAGTATGCGTTCCTGGTGGCATCGTCGCTTCCGCCGTTTGCTGCGGATTGGCTGATTTGGTTTCCGCCATCGGAAATCGCATTAACGGTACTCATTCCTTGGTTTGGCGTGTAAACCAGCTTTACGTCTTTAGTCTGCTCAAAATCTTTTTTAGTAGCCATGTGAAATTGCCCTCTTTATATGCCAATGATAAACCATTATACAGCTTTAGAGGAACATAAAACGTAGTTTTAAAAGCGAAGGTTTCCATAAAGTCAATAGGGAATGTGAAATATGCACCTAGTTTTCAATACTAGATGCGCTTTCAAAAAAATAGGCTATTAAGATTTTTCATTTCTTAACAGCCCATTCTTTCAGTCGCACATGGCTTTGCAGTAGCGGAATGCCTTTCCTTCCGGCGCGTCCTTGTCCTCCAAGAAAGCTTTTGCCATTTTCATGTATACCTCAACATTATTAGGCACGGCGTTATAGTAGTCGCTGTACATTACATTTGCTGCGTAAGCAAAATCCCATTCGTTAAAATGAGTAAATTCAATACCGAGCGATTTTGCGTAGTCGGAGATTTGCTCCACCGTCCAATGCGGCCCAATCGTGCCATCGTTGTTCTTGAGATTCGACACGGCCCAATCGTACTTCCAAGGCGTGAAGTGGTTTCCGTAGATGTGCTCGTAAAGCTCGCATTCCATATCCCTGTAGAGGTCGGGCATGGAGCTTTTGAGCCTGTCGAACTGGTCGTAGAGGAAGGACTTCAACTGCTCGTGCGTCGCTTCCTCAAGCATTTTGCGGTGCATGGTTCAGCCCCTCAGAAAATGCGTTCGAATGAAAGCGAGACGTTGGAGACGGTGATGGCGACGCCCTCGTTGACGAGCGTGAACACGCCGGTCTCGTTCCTGTCCAAGCGGACGATGCCGCCGATGGGGAGGGTGACGACCTGCGTGGTGGCCGTGGTGACGCTGGCGGAGGATTCGATTCCGGCGACCTTAACGCCGTTTTGGTATAGACCTAACTCAGCGATACCTGCGGCTGGCGCGGTGAACGTGACGGTGCCGGACACCTTGAAGTAAGAGCCGCGGCATGGATTTCCGACGGCTTGGATCGAGTTGGAGGAAAGCTGGATTTCCTGAGACACCCTGCGCGCTGTTTGGTTGAGCGGTATGATGCCGAGAGCAGGAACGTCCGCCACGGTGGGGGAGATGACGAATAGAGATTGCATAGTGTTTCCTTTCGTAAATCAAAGGGCTACTGCCTTCCGACAATAGCCCCGCGGGTTTTATGGCATGAAGCCGAAGCACGAGGCTTTATCAGATGTTGCCAGAGTACGCTCCGCAGCCGCAGAACGGGCTCGGACCAGCGCCGTAGGTCATGGCGGAGGGATAGCGGACAACGCCTTGGAGGGCGATTTGGCGCTCAAGCTCGTTGATGCGGGCGGCCTGACGCTCGGCCTTATCGGCGGTGAGGGCGTCGAGGACCTTCTGGGTCTGGGCGGTGGTGTTGGCGTTGATCGCGGCGGTGTTGAGAGCGCCGTTGTAGTTGACGCCATCGACTGCTCTGAGGATGTTGCAGCAGCACTCCTGCTGGTGAGCCTGGGTTGCCGCAACGTTCATGGCGACGTCGTGGATATTGCCGACGATTTGGTTGCCGACGCGCTCAGTCGCGGCGACGGCAAGCGAGGACGCTCCGTTGATGGCGTTCAGGATGTCGCGGTTCTGGTCCTGCAGGTCGGCGAAGTTGAAGCCGTTGTTGACGTCTTCCGCAGTCGCCGGGCGATAGCCTAAGTCACCGTATCCGCGATTGTTGCCGAAGCCGCCCCACATGAGGGCGAGGATAGCGAACAAGAAAATCCAACTTCCACCTGCTCCATCGCCGTAGCCGTAGCCGCGGTTCATGTCCATAACGGGGGTGATTCCAGTTCCTTCCATAATTTACCTCCTTTCTTTTGGTTTTATGTGTATTCACTATCTTGGCTCTTAGTTATATACTAAGTATATAAATTGGGACCCCAACTATGAGCAAGACAGATTACACTCACTTAATTGGTTCAAAGAACGATTACTTTGAAGTTGTTGATGTTGTTGATGTTACTGGCAAGAGGAAGAAAGGTGTTTCTTGCACAATGCTGAAATGCAAATGCAGATGTGGGAACACAACCCTCCTTTTTCCTTATCAGTTCCAGAATGGTTCGATTATGAGTTGCGGTTGTTTGAAGAAACGAACTCCACACAACGCCACCCACAAATTAAGCAGGGAGAACCTTTACCATATTTGGGAAACAATGCGCCTTCGTTGCACCAGCCCTAAGAACAAGCGTTACTACTTGTATGGGGCTAGGGGGATTTCCGTTTGCCCCGAATGGTTTAATAACTTCCTCGCTTTTAGGGAATGGGCTTTAACAAACGGGTATCGCAAAGGATTATCTCTCGACCGAATTAACAGCAACGGGAACTATGAGCCTAGCAACTGCCGTTGGGTTACTGTCAAAGAACAGCAGAACAACAGGCGAATCACCAAGAAAGCCACTATCAACGGTATCACCAAACCTGTTGCTTTGTGGTGCGACGATTACGGGATTAGGTTAAAAACCGTATTAGAGCGCATTAGAACAAGAGGAATGACACCAGAAGAGGCAATCTTGACCCCCATTGCTAAGAAGAAACATCGCTAACCATTTATATTCCTTTCTATAACGTGGCTAGAAGCCATTGTTACCGGTGATGTTGCGCAGGAACTCCTGCGGGTTGATTCCCTTTTGCTGGCAAAGGGATTGGTATAGTTGCTTGGGGTTCGCTCCACCCTGCAATGCCTGCAGGATTGGCTGGAAGCGAGGGTTCTGCATAGCCATGCTCTGGATCATCTGCATGGGGTTGCCCATGCTCCTGTACATGCTTTGCAGCGCCGAGAAGTCATAGTTCCTCATGGGGTTGTTCGGGTTCAATGCGGCGAATGGGTTCGGCATGGCTATTCCCCTTTCTGCATAAGGGAGTCGACTTTCTTAGCCAGCGCATCGAGGTCCGCTTTCGTGGCGTAATCGGCTGTTGGCTGAATGGATTTATTACGCAATTCCTGCTCGGACGTCTCGACGAGTTTGAAGTATTTGAGCGTCGCCTGCCCCATTGCGTTGCTTGTCTTCATGTAGGCGATGGGATTGTCGCTGTCCATGAGCATGACCGTTTGGTTCGGCCCCATCGGATAGGACTTCGCGCCCTCGATTCCGTTAACGAAAGCATAGGTGTTCGCCTGCTGCTGGGGCTGTTGGAAAGCCTGTCCGTAATTGTAGTTCGGAGCGCCATACGGTCCGTAATACGGGTTTGGGTTGTAGGGCATGGCAGTTGCCTCCTTTTCACGGCCATTCTCGTCTAGCCCATATAGCAAAATAAACCCAGTAACTGGGCTTATTCTGCGTATGTTTTGTGCACTGTATGCGCTATGCACATAGCCTGCGTTTAATGTGCGTTTTGCTTGTCATATAATTGGCAGTAATATGGAAGATAATGAAATGTTTAAGAAACTCAAGGAGGTCGTTACCTCCAAGGGCATTGACGATATATCGCCATCTGACTTCCTTCTGCCTGAACTCGAATGGATCATCGGGCTTGCTAACCTGACGGAAGAAGACAAGCTCCTGTTTCGTTTAGCCTTCGTCAAAAGGAAGAAGATTAGCGACATAATGTATGAGATGAACTGGGGTTCGAACCATACGTTCTATAGGCACAAGAAGATTGTGCTGGACGAATTCAAGAGAGTGCTACGCAGGCTGTTCTTCTGACGGCTCGACCTCCTCGTACTGGTGGTGCTTCCCATCTGCGGGCTCGATTGCCTTCGGGTGCGCGTCACCAGTCCCTTTCAGGCGGATTTTTTTGCCCTCGTCGGAATAGATGACGAGGAAGCCGTTTTCGGTTTTTGTCCTAATCATTGTTATGCTCCTTATAGAATCAGGCTGGCTCGGCAGTCGATTTTGCCTTTGCCGTCGGAATCGAGTGGCACGGCTTCCTCGATGTGAACCTTCACTTTGTTGACCCCGCTGTGGAGCAAAGACCACATGATGGTTCCGCCCTTGGAGCGACCGACGAACGATGCGATGTTGCAGTCTGGCGTGGTCGGCTCTTCGGACACCTTCTTTCCGTCCATGTCGTAGATTGCCTCGGCTGGCTTGGTCTGGAAGTTGGAGAGGTCGACCTCGCTGTCCTGGAATGTGATTGAGCCATTCGCGGTTCCGGTCAGTGGCGCCGAGATTACGATGGTGAAGGTCGCGTTGTAAACCTGCGCCCTCGCGTATGCGCCAGTGGGGGATGGGTTGAGAGCGATGTTCACGTACTCGGGGGTGAATGACAGGCTTCCGAGCCTCTTGATTCTCTCGGGGTTCCAGTCGGTCGCCTCGCCCAAAGCCTCAACGAAAGCCTTGATGTTCTTCTGGTAGAAAATCTCGCTCCCCTGCAAGCCAGCGATTGGCTTGTCGTTTTCATCTAAGAACTGGAGCGTCCCGCCTTGTTCGACTGGGAAGGTGGATTGGTATACGGGGGTGGTGATGTCCTCCTCCTCATTCATTTCATAGTATATGACCTTTCCTGCCGTAAACAGTTCTCTAGGGTTGCGGGTCGATGGGAAGTTTGCCATATCGGTGAAGTAGAAATACGTGAAGGTCGCGTCGCTCCCCATCAGGAAGCCGTTGCTCGCATACACGTTCTCCACCACTGGAACCGTCAGGGGGACGTCGGTGACGATGTGCGTGTTCAGTGGCTTAGACCTCGCGATGCTGGAGTTTCTGATGGAAATGTTCCAGCCTTTTGCGGAATCTCCTCTATACGTCCATGCCTCATTCCCAGTGAACGTATACTTGGCATACCTCTTCTTGCTCTTCCCATCGGGATACAACTCATCGCCATCTGCCACAACCTTGCCATCGACGACTTTGAGAACGCCGTGGCCTTCGTGGTTGGGGAGGGTGACTGTTCCAAGCACCTTGCCGTCTTCGTCCTTGGACACGAGTTTCGCGCTCTTGCTTGGAACGAGCGTGCCAGCATCGTAGGCGGTGTCGCTTAGGATTTCGGGGTCGAAGGCAAGCAAGCGCTCAACCTGCTCGTCCGATTTGCCGGAGCCGATGATGGCGTTGACAACCTCGTTTGAGCCATAGCGCTGGGTGAGGTCGATGACATAAAGAGAGGCAGTGGCCCCAGCGCTTCCGTTTACGACAAGTTGGCCACTAGTTCCATTCGAGCGCGTATAACTAAGGAGTTGCATTGCCGCGCTTTTGAGGTCAATAGATTGCTCGTAAGCGCCATTCAGCCAATATGTGAGCGTGGCAAATGTCCCACTAACATTAGTGACGATGAAATAAATATGGCCATTTGTAAACGATACGCTTGGTCTCACATATGTCTCGGTATCTGCCGTGAGAACGGTGAATTTTGTTAGGCTTTCTGCAATTTCCACTTGTGTCGGGAAACTGGTTTCCATATGAACCAACTGGTTCCTAACCACGTCAACGCACGTGAGTTTGTTCAAACTTGCGTTGCCGTCCCCCACCGCGCTCTTCTGCGCTCCACCAACCATGCCAAATGACATGGGGTCGTCGCTGACCGTGAGACCTTTGGTGGCGTTTAGGTTGTCGGCGGTGAACGCATAACCAGCCCTAAGTTCAGGGCAGATGTCGTCTGGCTCGACTTTGTTCTCGATTGAGCCGACCGCCTCGTCCACCGACGCCTTCAATTTGGTCAGGTTAGTCCCTGCGCCTGAAATCTCCACTTCCCCGTTGACGATTTCATTGAGAACGTCGGAAGAGATTTGCGTTTTCATCGTGGCCTTGTCGCTGTCGGATAGGCCGATTTTGAGTTCAATATCAGTAGGCATGTTTGACCTCCTTATTCAATTTCAATCCAGTCTTCGGCTAAGCAATCGCTAATAGACGGAACCCACGTTGCGATGTCTCCCTGAGCGGTTTTCAATGCAAAATAAGCCCTGTAATTCACTTTGCCGTCCTCGTCCATTACGGATTTTGCGGCGTTGGTTTTAGCAACGTATCTATCGGCTGGGACGTAATAGACGAACTGGCCTTTTCCGTTCCAATTAAGACGGGCGGCTTTTTTTCCTTCCTTCAATTTGCGGATGGCTTCTCCAAAATCAAATGTTTCAATCACTTTCGTTTCCTCCTTAATAAGTGAATTTGATTACGCCAGTGCTGGCGGTGTAGTTAATCGAGACTGCGGACGTGTTGTACCGAAGCGTGATTTTCCCTGTGCTTTGATCATAGCCGGTCACGGAAATCATCCCAGCCGCGAACACATCGTCTTTGTCGACGTATCTGCCTTCGACCTCCGCAAGCCTGCCATCGAGGACTTTCCCCTGATATGCGGACAAAGGCTTGCTGATTTCATTCGATTGCAGGTTGTTGATGACGTCGCTAAACGCAACTTTGAGGGAAAGCGCGTTGGCGAGATTGACGCCTTCTGGATACTCAGCGAATACGGCGAGCACCTCGTTGATGGTGTTGACGACATCGTCCGCGTCCTCGGTAGCGCCCAGCAATGCATACAAAGCGTCGAGCCTGGATTTGTCCTCGGCGCTCATTAGACCCTGGGCGGAGGCGCTCGCAAGACCTAATATGGCGCGAAGGTTATCCACTGCGACTTTGGCCTTGGCGTCGCTTTTGGTCTCATAGGTGCTCGTGATGGTGTTGCCGGAGCCGTCCTTGAGCGATTTCGCCACGGTGGAAGCGCCGTCGAGAATCTTGCTGATTGCGCTCTGAAGCGAGGCGCTCTTCTCGTCTGCATAGTCCTTGGCTTCGGAAGCCACCTTAGCAGTCTCGGAGACCATAGCGCTGTGCTCGGCGGAGATTTGCGAAGATAATTCCCTCTCTGCAGAGGAAGCCCTAGCGGTCTCGGAGGCTATTGCCTTCTTGTTGATGTCTATGTTGGCGTTGGCGCTTGACAATGCGGATAGGAGAGCATCGATCCTGCCTTTGGTGGTCTTCATTCCCTCGCCGATGATGGAGAAGGTATTCCCAGTATAGACATAGAAAGCGACCTCGCCATCGCTGAATACGATGATGAAATCTCCCTGCTTGAATGAGGAAGTCTCATCTCCGATCGGGATATGGTCGGCATAGAATACGGACTTGTCAAAAGTTTCGTTTGCGCTGGCGATGGCGCGTTGCAGCCAGTCGAAGAGCATGGCGGTAGGCGCTTCCATACGTTTCTTGATTTCCGCCGCGTTGAAGCCTTTCGCGCTTGGGCTGTCCGGCAATGAGCGAACTCCAGATTGAAGGAGCAACGCCCTTTGCGCCGATGTTAATTCAGTTAGTTTGCTAGCCATATTACTCTCCTTTCATTGTTACCATCGCTGGCTTTGGTTGTATGACTTCCGGGGTTATCACTGCTTCCTCGGCTTTACGCTTCTCTTCCTCGTATTCCTCGATTTCCTCTTCGGCTTCCTCTTCATAAGACTTCGGAACGAACACCTTCCTGTCATAGAACTGCTTGAAGGCGGTGAGGACTTCGGTCTTAGATTTGAGCGTGGTGGACATCAGCTTGACGGTAGAAACGCCTGTGAGCCAGCCGCTGATGAAGCCTCCGAGCGCAGAGCCGAACCTCGATAGGATGTTCATCCACATCGTCGAGCTTCCAGCCCCTTCGTTCTCCGCGACCGTGAGCATCGAGAACACGATCGAGAAGATGACGAACGTTGCGATTTTGTATGAGCGGGAGAATACTTTGTTCTTCATGATTTCCTTCTCGCGCTCCTGGCCTTCGTCCAAGATGGACATGACCTTGGCTTTGGATGAGTTGGCGAATAGGTAGTAGGAGTAGGAGGAGGCTGAGACATCGTATTTACCGCTTAAAGCCTCATACGCATACGCCGCTTTCTCCTCGGAGATCTTTTTTATCTTTACCTTCCTTCCGCCGACATCCTTGATGATTGGGTGCTGGACGAGTTCGGCTAGGTCTTCTTTGTCGATGTAGTCAACGATCTTCTTGGCTTCCTGCCCATCCATCTTCTTCATCAGGAACTGCAGTCTGTTGTTCTTTGTCTCTCGGTCTTTGAACCACACGAAGAACTGCGAGAAGTAGATTTTGATTGGGTCGATTTCCTGCAGCGCCTGGTTGAATGAGAACATCGCGCCCTGGAATAAGCCATTCACGGCTGCCATCGACCTCTCCTTTCCCCATCCTTCGCCGATCAGCGTCATTATGATGGAGATGCCAATCAGGATGAGGGAGTTCGAAATCCACGTGTTGAAGTTGAAATGCTCGGGGTCAAGGATGAGATTCCATACCGCCGATAGCGCGGAGAATACCAAGACGGTTACCGCACCGATTGCGTAGTACGTCATCTTGATGTTGATGCGTTGCTTTAGCGTCGTTCCATTCTCTTCATTCATTGCCAATCGCCTTCTTAACTTTCAGATAGTGGAAAATCCATATCGATACGACCGCCACGATCAGGATTATCAAATAGACCATAGTCGCCCATTTGCTGCTGAACCAAGCCAATACGACTTCCCATCCCTCAGAGAGCCCATATCCGAGAACAAAGCACGCTATGCCTATAATGGCAAAAGCCGCAACCAATGAGATTGCGATTACCTTTGCTTTGGAGACTTTCCTCTCCTTTTTGAATGGATTGCCCTTATTCATAAGCCTGCTGCCTTTTCGT